ATGGTTATAAAATGAAACAACTGGGATGGACTCCTTCTAAATCAGTAAGAGAGCGTATCGCAGAAGTAACACAATGGACACTTAGTAACGAGAGGTGGATTACTCTATGACCGAAAGAACTTTTGTAGACAAGAATGGTAACTCCTGGTCTTGGGAAGAGACTCCCGAAACTATTGAGGCACTGAAACAACTTCATGAAACAATCAAGCAAGTAAATGAGCGAAAAGAAACTAATTGACGACTGCTTTTATATTGAACAAAAAAAGTATGGACTCTGGGACTCAACCGATCTTGAAGGAAATGGACTGGTCACGTCTCTCACTGAAGAGCAATGTATATCAGCGACCCGTTACATTCTCCAGTTCAGGCAAGAAAATAAGTTTGAATCCAAAACTTATGAGAGTGAAGTAGGGGGTAAATTGTGAGTGATACTGACCCAACATCACCTTGGTATGAATTCATTTCATATTGTAGGTGCTGTGAAAGTCTTGGAGTCACTCCATCTCTACAACGTTTTATGGCGTATCGAAGGTATCTAAAATCGGTTGGAATTGTATGAATTGGTTTAGGAAATGGTCTTTTGAAGAAGATGTACCAATGGATGATGTGTATAAGAGACTTTATGAGTTGGAAGCAAAAGTTGAAAGACTTGAAGAAGAAAATGTAGAATTGACTAACGAATTGTATCGTATGGAAAACTCTCTTGATGCTCGTATAGATATTCTTGCCGATCGTTGTAGGATTGATTACGATGTATGAATTAGATGACTTTGAAAAAGCTCTTGCACATTTTGGAACAAGAGTCGATGTTATCATAGCAATGGAAATGGGAGGCAAATTAGATGCTGACTCTGCTTACAAAAATATTAAAATGGAACTCAAAGAACTCAAACGTCTGCGAAAGTCCATCAAAAAAGACAAGGATTTGTGATAAGTGTGGAATTGAAAAACCACTTGACGAAGACCACTACCAGGTTGTAAAATACTTTCGTGATGGATTTTCATACTATTGTCACGAATGCTCCAAACCAAAACCAAAAGATTGATGGAAGATACGCTTAAGATAACACAAAATGAAGATGGGTCTTTCACAATGGACTGGGATCCAAAAGACCCAAAATGGGAATGGTTAAATGGGTTGACAAGCAAAGAGATTTCCATTATAGTACAGCAAGCAATCAAGGACTTTACCGATGGACTTTGACTACAAGAAGTATTCTCTTGAACAACTTGATAACTGGATGCACGATGCTCTGTCTTCGGCAGAAGCATCTCCACAAGAAATCTATGATGTAATTAAGGGTGTTGTAGAAGAACAATATGTTTACTTCAAAGAGCAAGCAAATCGTTGTTCTGAATTGCTTGGTCTATTGAGTGGTGATCGTAAGCATCGCATTCCTGTATATGATGAATTCAGGGGTTCAACTGTAAGTAGTGTTATGCCCCCTTGGGGACATAGTGATATGGAAGCACTTCGATATACTGAAGAAGAACTGAACGCAATGTGCGACAAGGCAGCATCAGATCAAGAAAAAGAACAATGTCGTGAGTATAATCTGCGTGAGGCAGAGTATTATGATAAGAGAGCAAAACTCGATATGAGTTATCAAGAGGCAATTGCTGCAGGTTGGACTATGACCGATGATGGTTTCTGGATTAAAGAAGATAAAGTAAAGAAGTGGGTTCTTCCTGTTGAAGAGGCAAAGGATGTTGATACTGACAAAACAGATTATTTTGTATCTTTTCCTGATGACCTTTTAGAAGCAGCAAACTTGAAAGAAGGTGATCAGGTTGAATGGGTAGATAATGGTGATGGATCTTATACACTTACTAAAGTAACTAAACCACTTGGAATGGAGGAATGTTGATGGCATTATCTGAATCTGTAGAAACAAGTCTGAAAGAAGCAGAACAATCTTTGCGTAATGCTCTGGCATATGCTGCTCGTCAAGAACGTCCCATGGTATGCAGTGTAATTGCTGATATGATTAGTCGTATTGAAACTCTACAAACCACTGATTCTATTCTGGATAAACTTGAGAATCGTAAACCAGGAGATTCTGGATTCTTTGGAACTATGTTTGGAGAATGATGACTGAAAAGCAACCCAATGACTTCGGTAAGGCACTACAAGAATGGTGGGATTCTGATGCTTGTAAACAACTTCAAAAAGAGCATAAAGAAGCAAAAGAAAGGGCAGTAGGAAAGTATTTTATGCTTTCTGAAGAGGATAAACTTGACATGATTCAAGCAATATGTTATATTATGTGTGAAGCAGAAAGTAAAGGCACTTCACATAGAGGTCTTATGAATGCTCTAGGAGTCTATCCTGCAGGATTCTGGATTGACAATCTTATGGATGTGCATAATGCCCTTTGGTCTTATTATCATGACAAGAAAAGAGAACAAGAACTGAAAGATGATCTTGATGCGCTAGATGATTTCATTAAGTAGTGTGGAGCAATTACAAAGAAATTATTAAGTTTCTAGATAGTTATGTTATAAAATGCTAACATTGGGACACATCGCAAGAAACTCATGACTCTCGCAAAAACTGGCACTGAAGTCCTTACTACTGACGAATGGAATGAATTGATTGCTCTTAAAGATGCGATTACTTACGCTCCACAAACAGTTTCGGCACAAAAGATGGAAAAGTTTGCCGAACTTATGGTAAGGTCACTGGAAGGAAAAGGTGACTGCACACCCCGATAAAATAAATATTATCATCACGATACACAACAATGGATAACATCAATCAGCACATTCAGAAGGATGAGGATCTTCTGAGTGACCCAACAATCTCCCCACAAGCACGGAGACATACAGAAGAAGAATTAGAAGCACTAAAAGCATATAAAGTAAATCATCCCGACGATGACTACTCTATTGCGATGCAAATCCTGACGCATTAGAATGTAGGATTTACGAGGACTGAGGACAGTTTGAGAAGTGTCACATTGGGTCTCCTGGGTTGCTGGGAGACCCTTTATAATGGATACATACACAATCAACTGACAATGAATTACACTCAGGAACAATTGATTGAAGCACTCTACAATGAGTATTCTTTTCTTTGCCACGATGACTTCGATCCAGATGAAGATCTAACTCCTCAAGAATATCTTGAAATGATTGAAACCTTGTCTTATGATGAGTTAGTTTCAGAAACTTGCACTGACGAAGAATACACTCTTGAAGATTTTATGAAGAGGTATGGATATCCAAAATATAATTGATAAACTTTGTTCATATAACTATCACTAGCAACCTATTCAAAGTATGAAGTATCTTCTACCATTGTTACTGCTATTACCATCACCTGGTATAGCACAACAAGTGAACAATTATGCTGTTTGTACTCAGAATCAGGAAGTTTATCAACCTGGTGGTTATGATCGATATGGAAACTATGTTCCTGGTGGAGTGAGTGTTCAAACTTATAATGTGCCATGTAATGGTATGGCAAACCAGTATTATGGTAATGGAGGTGGTTACTACGGTAGAAGGTCAAATCCTAACTGCAATCCCACAAGAACCGTTTTAGGTGCTGTAATGGGTGGCGCAATCGGTCGTGCAGCTGCTATGAATTATCCTAAAAATTATGGTTGGGCAACAGCACTCGGAGCATCTCTTGGTGGACTTGCATTCGCTTGTTAATTATGAAGTATAGTGGTTTTGATCGTTTGATTTTTATTTCGTCCTTCATTTGGTTTCTTCATTGGTCATGCAATCTTCTTTTTGCCATCATGGATATGGTTATCGTAAACGGGTCTGTGAGGATGTTACCTGTTGGTTTCTGAATAAGTTTCTACCACGACATAAGATTGAATTAGAAATACTTCATCGTGGTCTAAAACGCGAATTTGTGCATGGATGGTGTGATTATGTTGGAGAATCTTATCGTCCTCGTCACTTTTTGATTGAACTTGATACTTATATGGATGAAGAGTTGTATATAAAAACTCTTTTGCATGAACTTACTCACTTGAAGCAGTGGGTAGTAGGTTCTCTGCGGATGCGTCGTGGAAAAATGCATTATGATAAAGAACCAGTTGAATTTTATGACTATTGGCATCAACCACACGAAATAGAGGCGCGGGAACAGGAGGAGACGCTATATCTGAAGTATTTGTTTGAGAAGAATGGGTGGACGGATCATCAAGTGTCACAGTTCTTCCCGAACCGCTTGACGCAGGCAGTATAATATGGAGGTAATCAAGGGAACATCTGATGAAACCTATTACATTCACTTCTGGGCAACTGCTGGATCTGATTGCTCTCCTTGAAGAGAAAGAGGATGCTCTTTATGATGAGGAGAACAGGGCACTTTCCATTTACTACATGCAGATGGGAGTGCAGTTCCAACGGATGTATGATCGGTTGCAGAGTCTTCCTGGTGAACAAAGGGTTGCTGAATTGGCAATCCCAGAACTAATGAATTCTTGATGATTTTAAAGATTGAATCATGAAAAAACTACTTCTCATCACATCTCTACTACTGACCTCACCTTCATTTGCACAAGAGACTCAAGCATATCGTCCATTCCGATATGAGACTACTTGTGCGATTGAATCACAAAATCAATTGTTTGAGGATACATGCGTTGTGATTGAGACCCGTGAAAAGAACGGTGCTCTTCGCACTCGCAACATTTTCTCTAACAGATTTTCTCTGACTATCAAAGGGCGATTTGATAAGGAAAAAGGATATATGACCTGGGATAGTCATAATAAGTATGAGTATAAGTGGGAGTACAAACCTGCTGGTACTGGGTGGACTTATGTAATGCCTGGTGTTCTTCTTGAAAATGTATCATGGGACTGAAAACAATGACTGAAACGCAAGTAAATCTAAATGTTCATGAGATTGGTATTCTTCTCTCTGCAATTCAAAATTTAGAAATTGTAGATGAAAGGCACATTGCTCGTGATTATGGAAGTGCCCCTGCACTTTATAACAAACTTTATACACTTTGGGAGAGGATGGATCGATCTCAGGTTGGATTGGTAAACGATGTTGTTCCTTCTTTTTAATTCAAATGAAACTTAGGTACTTGCTAATTGGGGGAATTGGGTTTATTATTGGATGGAACATCTTTTTGATTCAACGCGACTCAAATCTTTTTGAATCATACAATCGTCCAAACTACGAAGCATTGAAATGAACGAATTCTCCCTTGCATACCAAGACTTCACCAAACACTATGTGGAAATCAGTGAAGATCAAATGAAAGTGTATGAAAAAGCAGCAGAACAATATTGGTCTGAGATTGAAAAGAAAGCAGAAAAATTGGAAGTAACTTGTGATTATTATTTGATGGAGTTTATGTGATGGATCAACGAACCAAATTGATCCTAGCACTTCAACAAACTGAAAACATCTATAATCTTCTACAAGATGGAGAGTATGCTGGTTTCTTTGCTTCTCATCTACTGCCTATTAAGTTTGAAATTGAAAGGCAAATCCATTGCTTGACAAACGCAAATCCTTATACTAAAATTTGAGAGTAATTTACACAACACGATGAAGTATCTTTACATTGTTGACTACTGGGTTCCTTTTCCTTCTTCCGAATATGGTGGTCTGATTAATTTGATTGCAGAGTCTGACACTGAAGCATTTCAGATTCTATCAGAAGAGCAATCGTTTGATGATCGTTACACCGATCGTATTATGGAAAGAATTGTTAACGCACAAAAGTTTGCACTTGTTGATGATTACGAGTCGGGGATTCTGGAGGCATTTACCACATGACACAATTGTATCGTATTGAAGAGTTGTTCACTAATGGTTGGGAAGTGATTGATGAGAACGCAAAGAAACTTACTAAAGAGCAATGTGATGAGCGTTTGAATTATTATCTTTCTGCAGGATATAATCCAAACTACATCCGTGCAGTTTTAGATGTTGATTGAATTCTTTCATAAAGCACCCAAAGGTTACTCATATGTATTTGAAGACTTCAAACGCAACATTACTGCAATCTGGATTGTTAATCACTCTCACTTCAACTATTGTGGTAAGTCTGATGTTTTTAGCATTTGGGGATTCTGGAATTCAAAAACAAAAGAATACCATGCCCCAATCAATAGTAAGACCATTGGTGAGTGTGTAAATATTCAAGATACAACACCTTACTCAGCAATGATACCTAAACTCACTCCATTAGAGCAATGTATGTTCCCAAGGTAAATGATTATGTGACCTGGACTAAAGGTGTAGAAGGTTGGGTATACTTCACAGATAAGGAGTATATTACAATTGAAGTTGATGTAAGACCAAAAGACCAAATCAATTATGAAGCATGTAGTCTTCATAAAAATGAGAGATTGTTGGTCTTATGTTATTCAAATCAATGGAAAGAATTAAAGTATATTAAGTCAAGAGAATCGGTTTATGAAACCTAAAAACGCCTGGAGATGGTGGGCAAAGGCGTTAGGAGAAAAAGCATCCAAATGTGATAAAGAGTCTGATAAGATTGCTGTTATTCGCACAGTGATCTTTCTTTCTTATTTGATTACCAATGGGTTTATCATTGCAGGTGTTATGAGACACTGGAATAATTCTAAAGATATTGAAATTTACATTGAAAATCCTTATGAAGTACCAAGTCATTTACATCAAGAACAAAAAGAAGAGCAAGTCCAAACAAATTGCAACTTTCTATAAAATTGAAGATGCTTCCATGTGGGAAAAGCATGTCATTCAACAAGGATGTACTGATGTAGAGATTGTGCCACTATTTTAAGTGTCACACTGAGAAATCATTTGGGTTCCAATTCAGTGTATAATTCATTTGTCATCAAGGAGGTATTCTCTTGGATCCAGCAATGATTGAATTGAATGAAACCAACTATTGTGACCAAAAACCAGTCACAATGGAATTTTCATTTGAAGAGCATGACTTTCTTAACGAAGTTCTGAATCATGCAATTAGTGCGTATGATTTTCTTGGATTTTATGAGATTGATATGCTTCCAGACGATTCAGAAATCAAACGGAAGTATAACATGTTAATGGACATCAAACAATGTTCCCATAATCTTTGGATGCATCGCTTTGGTAATGCTCCTTACGATAACAACTGAATCATGAAGAATCTTCATCAAGATCACTTTGAGGATTTTATTCTCACTGGAGACTTTCGTGCTCTGAATGCAATTGCAAAGGACTTTCACCTATCTACCAAGATGGATGGAAGTCCTGCTGTTGTTTTTGGCAAAAATCCTGCAACAGGTAAGTTCTTTGTATCAACCAAATCTGCATTTAACAAAGTAAAGATCAAACTCTGCCATTCTCATGAAGAAATTGACACGCACTTTGCAGGTGAAGTTGCAGACATTCTTCACGATTGTTTTGATTATCTACCTCGCACAAGTTCTATCTTTCAATGTGATTTTTTGGGGTTTGGTAATTCTGACATTGTTAAACCTAATACCATTTCGTATCTCTTTCCAGAGGTAGTCACACAGAATATTATTGTTTCTGTTCACACGCAATGGGCAACAGAGAATGAGTTAAAAGATGCTTATGTAGTGGGCCCAGCGCCTCAATTTGAGTCTGATGATGATGTTTATTTTGTAGATAATTCTGCTTATCAAAGTATTGATTGTGAAGACTTTGTAGATGTAATTGGTTTCATCAAACAGATGGCAACCACAGTTACTTTTGCAACTGAAAAAGAAGTAAAAGAAATTAAAAAGCAAATTAATGCATGTATTTGGGAAGATCGTGAGATTGTACCTGAAGAGTTTGATAATCCTTCTCTAATTTCTCTTTGGAAGGTTGCAGAAAGTATTAAACTTGATTTTCTACACTTTTGTCGATCTACCAATGCTCCAAAATCTTATCTGTATGGAGAAGAAATCAATCATGAAGGATTTGTTCTGCAAAATGACGAAGTGATTGTGAAGTTTGTGGATCGTAGAGTATTCTCTCATGCGAATTTTCTAAATAACAATAAAAAATGAAAACCTTCTCACAATTCATTTCTGAAAGTGGTGGGTCGCCGTATCAACCTTATAAACCCAAACCACAACCAGAACCATCTGCACCACCTGCAGGATGGAAAGAGAAGTATCTTGATCCACTGAAGAAGAAGTCACCAAAGTTGGCAGAAGACGCTGGTAGTGGATACTCAGATGATTATGAGAATGAAAGAGTTGAAAGAAGAAAAAGAACGCCAATTCAAAAGAGACAAGACAGAGATCTTGCAAAGTTAAGTTATATGTTAAATCTTGATCGTCGTGGAAGATAAGAGGGACACCTAAAGAACTGTCACAAGACCCCTCCTCCTGCCCCCACAACCCCCTTATAATGTAGAGGTAGTCACACAGACCTCATGACCTCCAATCCTTACGCACAGCACCTGCTTCAGAAGGGTTACACTGAAGCAGAGACTCGCACTCCATCCAAATCAAAGCGCACTTTCCCTTGTACCATTGGTGCTCGTACTTTTCACACTGAAGAACAGTATCAAGAAGCACTTGCCGATTTCCTGAATGGGTACTAAGATGATGACTGGAATCCTGGTTCTCATCGCCTATTCACTAGGAGCACTTCAAATTATTCTACTTCATTGAATTGTCAAATGAATACTGATCGTCAGCAACAACACTCATGAAAACTTCTACTGCCGTCACTGCTATTTTTGCTGTTATTGTTCTTGCTACTGTTGGACTTCTCTTTCAGGCATGGATTCTTGGAATTATTCTGTCTTGGTTTAGTGTCTCACTGACATTCTGGCAGAATCTTCTAATTGTTCTGCTTGCTAACATGATTACTTACAACTCTGGAGGTTCTTCTAAATGAAACCAATTTTTGCTATTGTAGGTGGTGTGGTTGGGTTTGGTGCTTTCATCTGGGGAGTTGCCTACCACGACCTTCTCTTCACAGCATTCTTTGCACCGAAGTTTGAGAATGTTCGCAGGAACACCTTTGAGCAATCAAAGTCTTTCCGAACTGGTGCCGTGCAGGAACTGCAGAATATGCAATTCGAGTATATTAAGGCAGATCCAGCACATAAAGCAGCACTGGCAGATGTAATTCGTCACCGTGCTGCAGAAGTTCCTGCGGATGCAATGCCAACTGAACTTCAATCTTTTATCTCTAATCTTCCTCAGTGACTATCCGCAATCTAATTCTTCACAGAGCAAAGATCGTTGTGTATCTGAGCATTACTCTTGTTCTACTAGCATTTGATTCAATTTGGAAGGGTATTCGTTGGTTCTTTGTGTATCAAGTTTATGCCTTCGGAGGTCTGTTTTATGAACCTTATCAGAACGCAACTTATTATGGTCGCAAGTATCTGAACCCTAAAACTTTGAAGTGGAATGGTAATGACTGACAAACAACAATTCATCGCTGATTGGTTGAAAGACAATCCAGATGATGACATTTCTGATGCTATGGATGCCTGGAAGTCTGAAGTCAAGTGCATCAACCATCACAGAGACTGGGACGATCAACTGGACTGGGATGATGACTGACGCAGAAAAGATTGATGCTCTGATTGATCTCTGTTCTAATGTGATTCACTCTCTGGAGATGACACATTATCACATTGAAGATGTATCAGAAGCAGCAAATGTGGTTCGTGAGGCAAATCACTATGATCAACAAATGCTAGACATTCTTCACTCTGAGGGCAACTGAAATGATTACCGCAACCGAACTGCTGGACTTTCTCTGTAAAGCACAGAAACTTTCTATTATTGATGTAACCTATACTCAAACAGATGAAGGTTATGTAATCACTCTGCGTGATGATTGGCACGATGATGCTAACTGGTATAATCAAACTGTTTTCATCACCAACGAAGGTGAATCTACTTGGGTTAAAGGAGATTGTGAGTTTCACACAATGAATAGCATTTTGGATGAGAAACTTGAAGAACGGAAACAGAAAGAAATCAAGGTACAAAAGCGTAAAGAACTGATTGAATCTCTCACGCCAGAGCAAAGAGAATTGCTGGGGGTGTGACAGTTGAGAAGGTGGCACAAGACCCCTTCCACTTTCCTCCAATCCACCCTATAATAACCAAGTAATCAACCTTAATTATGAAATCCATTGCTTCTATTGCTGCACTTGCACTTTTGAGTGTAACTCTTGTTGGTTGTGATGATTTCAGTAATTCTGATCAAAAACAACGAGAACAGCAAGAGCGTATTCTTCAAGAAGGTACGGCACAAACTGGTATGCCTGCCATCAAGAACTTCCGTGAACGCAAACTGATGAAACAAATCATTGAGATGCGTGATCAAGATGGTTTGGTGACTTATACTTACACTGTTCCTGAAACTACTGGTCGTCCAGTGTTCCTGTGTAATTCTATTGGTTATGGTTTGCCTGCTGCAACTCAATACACCAACCCAGAAAAAATGGAGTATCAGGGAGCAACTCTTCCACAGGCAGACCCTAATGGTTTGTTCTCTCCCAGTAGTGCAGAAGGCACTTGGGTGATGTGTTCTGATCCTAGTGGTAATGGTAAGACACGCCCTGTGTATGTTGAACCTCGTATTATTGTTTCTCCCTTTAAACTCTGATTATGATTAAACAAAACGGATTTATTGATCCTGCTATTGCTGATTTTCTGAACGGTTATTGATCTTATCATGAATACAATCTACATTCTGACTGAAGGTGATTACTCCGATTATCATGTTATTGGAGTGTATTCTACTGAAGAACTTGCCAAAAAAGCACAGTTTGTTTATAAAGATTCTCAAATTGAAGAGTATGCATTAGATGATGTACCTGACTATCCTCCTGGTATGAAAGGATGGTATGTGAATATTGATGATGCAAAACCTGATGAACCCCATAGTTATCAAGTGACTCCAGAATGTGCAACCATTCCATCTGAGAGTGAATACAAATATCATTATAATAAACAGACAGGTTATTATGTTTATTGTTGGGCAGTAGACAAGGATCATGCCCTAAAGATTGCACGGGATAAGTATTACCAACATCAAGCACAAAAGGCAGGTATCGCATGACTGACTACGGATTTTACACTCAGGAAGAACTCCAAGAACTGGATGATTCTGATCTATCTGGTGAAATTGCAGACACTGCTCTTCTTAAAACACCAGATGCAGATGAATACTTAAATCTTCTTATCCATGAACTCCAACGCCGTGCTTCAACATGATTAATCCTTTATATTGTAATCATGTTTTGAAATAAAAACAATTAAAAAATATATTAAAAAATATATTTGTGTTGTTTATTTTGTTGTATAATGTTAGTGTTATATTCTTATAATACCCTCTAAATGCTTATAAATGTGTCTGGGTCTTGTGGGTTAGGCGAGCGTAGCATAAGACTCGCAGTTTGTCAACCCCCGACCCACCAAAAAGTTCACAGACCGTCACATGATCTCGACGAGACTCATAAGATCATCATATAACGATATCATAGTGCATATATATTCTTATGTGAATCTCGACGAGACCTGCAGTACTTGCATCTAGTCGAGTTTTATGGTACAATAAACACAGTTATCTCGACGAGTTATGTACGACGACTACGATCTCGACTATACATACAGCAACGATTACGCGGATCTCGACGAGGACACATATGCCGAACTAGGCACATCAGATCTCGACGAGGATTATGCACGAGATGGGCAAGATTATCAAGATCTTGCATATCGACACTACGCATGATAGAATCTAGTACACATTACATCGAGTTCTTATGCTAATGCAAAAACGCAGGGTCATTGTTACTCTAGACATTGATTGCTATGATGATCTAGATGTACATGATATTGATTGGAAGGATCTCCTAGACCTAGAAGGGGATGAGAGCATTCATGTAAGCATTAAAGAGTATGATCCTTTCTGATGGTGTGACAGTTCGATAAGTGTCACAAGGAGTCTTGAGTACCCATGAGATCCAGTGGTACATTGACCTTGTTCGACACCTGAACCCCAACCATGTCCATCTACACTGAGAACGGTTACGAATCCCGCACCGAATACCTCAACGAACTGCGTGAGGAGTACGGTGATTTGGTTGACATCCTTATTGGTGTGCTACCATCGTCAGAAGATTTCGACGGTCTTGTAATCGCCCTGGAAGACGCTTTGGAATCGGGAGAGTACGCAGACCTCCTGTGACACTCTGAGAACTGTCCACGGGGCACACAGGAGTCTCTCCGGTGCCCTATACTGATCAAGTCAACCCACCTCTGACACTATGGGTACTCGCTCTCGCATTGGTTACGAACTTCCTGATCATTCAGTGGTTTCTGTCTACTGCCACTGGGATGGTTATGTAGAACACAATGGTAAGATTCTGGTAGAGCATTATCAGAATCGTGATGATGTTATGGAACTTATTGATGGTGGTAGTATGTCAACATTGCGCACTCGGGGCACTTGGGATCATTCTTCCCCGCTTCGTGATGAGAACGGAGAATATATTTGTGATGCTGCAGGTTATCTGATGTATGAGAGTGATCGTGATCCTCAACCACTGTATCATTCAGAGCGTGGTGATGGTGAAGATCCCACTCACACCACTTTTGATGAGTTTGTGTCTGGCAAACTTGGAGGTGAAGAGTATGCGTACATGTTCGATCTGAATGGTAACTGGAAAGCATACAAGACTGGTCTGTTCTCTCCTGTAGAGCGTGTTGAGATTCCAAATTATGTAACTGCATAAATAAATCATCAGAAATCTTCTAACTTCTGATCAGCACTTGAACTCTCCTACGGGATTCAGAGGTAACAAACTCGAAAAGAAGTTAGAAGATTCTACAAACTACATCATAAAAAGAGGGAGTTTAATCCTGTCTCCGTCGCAATAAAATAGGAAAGAATAAAGAAGTGGCACAATTCATCAAAAAGAAGGAAGATTCCTGATTAGATCTCTGCGTTTAATTCTAATCACTTAGGAATCGTTTTGTTGTATCTATAATTCCTCTTATATCAATTCGCTTCGCTCATTCACTCCCTTCGGTCGTGATCCTTTCTAAGTATTCTATAGTTCCTCATCTTCAACCGGGACAAAGGTAGTCTACAGCAGATTTGAGAACTTGTCAACCCCTCTATGTGACACATGAAGAATTGTCACCAGAACCCTCCAGAATCCCCTACAAGGGTCTTATACTACAAGAGTCAACCACACACACCTAACCACATGGAAGACACCCTCTGGACTGAGATCATGGAAGCACCCGGTGAGATCTGGGACATGGACATCCCTGAACTACGGGATGAAGATGATGATGAGCAGTCCTGGAATGAGTTTGTCAACAGCAATGTGACACTCTAAGAACTGGCACAAGGGGGGTTTACATGCCCCCCAATCCGTTCTACATTACCTTTGTTCCTGAGACACCACATGCCTGACACCCTCTCACGAAACATCTACCGCCAACTGTTCAGTGAAGATCAGTGGGATCTGATCTATGCTATGGTTGGTCATGCTCTGGATGATGATGACTTCGATCCAGAAGATGTCTACTCCATTCGCAACAAGATTCACGCTATCTTTGGAGACTGATGTATCTCACTCCTGATGATCTCAACAACCTCATTCGTTTGGTTGAAGACAACAACCAGTACAATGATGATGAGGACAAAGAGTTTTGGGATGACATTCTGATTCGTCTCAACCAAGATTACCGTCACTGTTTGGATGATTTCTGATGCCTGACCTTCGTTACTCTACAGGTACAGAACTCTTTGAGTTTCTGTATGCTAAGTGTAGGGAAGATCATGACCTTCTCGCTATGATTGTCGATGAGTACATTGTCTCTCTAAGTGACAGCAAACTCATTGAACTTGAAGACTTCCTCACCAACAACTTCGGAGACGACTGATGAACCGCAAAGACCTTCAAGACCAAATGGTTCAGCAAATGCTGGATGACATGGATCTCAAGACAATGACCCAACTCTGCTATGATTATCTGGACGAGGGTTATGCAAAGTATTCGGATGAAGAACTAATCACCGAATGTGAAGAATACTACCCTGAACTTCTAGAGGAGACTGCACAATGACACCTGACACTCTGAACTTTACTGGCGACTCTGTGACAGTTCTCGGACTGGTCGGAGTCATCTCTACTGGCATCATTCTGGTGCTATGCTTCACTCGTTACTTCAATTCACCCCTGAGGAAATGACCTATCTTGAACTTCTGAAGAAACTCCAAACCCTTGAGAAGAACCAACTAGATCGTGAGGTTCTAGTTTACAATGAAGAACAGGACTTCTTCTATGATGATGGAACAAATCTTCGCGTCACAGATCGTTCTGTTCCTGGTTTGATTGATGCAGACTTTCCGTACCTTGTAGTATGATTCTCTTGCTTGGCGCATTTATTGTCACCATGTTCTTGGTGATGTTCTATCTCGAAGACCGTCAAGGTGGCGGTCTTTATGATCCTGATCCAACTGCACACTATCGTTATCGTAATCACAAATGACCAAACAACTTCTGATCTCTCAACTTCGCACTGGCAAAAATGGGAACGACATCCTTTTCATTCTTGATGCACTGTGTAATGGGATGGACAGCAGTGAATCTAGTCAAGATAATGTTCCAACACTAGACGAGATCCAATTCTGAAACTCGTCGAGGTGTGCCAGTTCATCTAGTGGTACACCTCTCTCGACGAGATCAGCAAGATCAACTAGATTATGCACATCTCGACGAGATCATCATGCAAACTGCATCTGTTACACCAATCTCGAACAAGGCAAAGAATCGTTTTGCCAATCTTATGGATCGCATCGAGATCTGCATCATTGAGCAACACACAGGCAACAAAGTGTTTCTCACATCATTGAACGGTCGCAATCACTTCTGGGCAATGATTGACAACGATCCAGACTGGATGGTATCATTCTAAAACCAAGACGGAAGGGGTTTGCCGTCGCTTTCTTGTTAAAGTCACCCAGCGCGAAAGAGAACCGATAATTATAGGGTCTAGGTGAGGTGGTTAAGGAGACGGGGTGGTGCCTGTCTCCTTTTTTCTTATTATAATAATACAGTATAACAGTAGCGTTATACGATTATGAGATTCTACCTCCATCCTAGCACGGTGCTTTGGGTTCTGGTTGGTACGGGTTCCCCTGCTGCCCAATACCTATAAGTGCAAAAAACCCGTGCAGTGTGTCAATCGAATCAGTGGCACAAGGGTGGTTGTGCTGGTCGGTTCTGGCGGGCGATCATTCACCCAACGGCGCACCACTGACGCCGACCACCACCACCCCACCAAGATGAACACCCCCACTCCTTTCTTCTCCCCCGTTCTGCCTCTCCAACTGACCGAGGAAGGTATCAACAAACTGGATGAAGTTTGCTTTGAGGTTACACAAAAGTTCTTCCGTAAGGATTACGCTGAGCGCATCATGGACGCCCTAAAGTATTCCCGTTGTGCAAAGAAAGGTTATTATCGCACAACACCCGATTTCCGTCACTTTATCGGAATCTATCACTGGGTGAAGTCTCACTGCAACTACGATGATTATGTCGTCTTCCGTAAGTATCTGCAGACTCTAAGTGCAGTCTACCGCTGGCATTTCGGACACTATCAGTCTGTAACTGTCTACAATTATCTGCACGAGCGTGTTAAGATTGAAACCCATTGTGAGCACTGTGGTTCACTCTCTAAGGCGCTGATTGATCGCCTGATTGAAGAGAATCTCTGGGCAGCGTGACAGTTGGCGAAGTGGCACAAGGGGGGCGTCAGTGCTCCCCTTGCTACCCTTAAGATAACCTCAGTTCACACCACACCACCATGCTGAACTTCACCAAGGGTAACGCCAAACTCGGCAAGCAAACTCTAATTTTCAACCTGCCTGCAGGAAAAACCTGCCCCGGTGCATTATTCTGCAAGTCTTTCGCTGTCGTTGATGCAAACGGCAAGCGTAGCATTCAAGACGGCGAGCACACTCAATTCCGTTGTTTTGCTGCATCCTCTGAAGTGCAATACGACGCAGCATTCTACAATCGTGCTCAGAATCTGCAGATGATTTCTGATGCAATCAAAGACGGAACTGCTGCCGATTTGATTCACAATTCGATTCAAGAACACCGCACAAAGAATACTAAACTGGTGCGGATTCATGAGTCTGGCGACTTCTTCTCTGGCGCGTATTTGGATGCCTGGATTGAAGTTGCACACCGCAATCCTGATCTTAAATTCTACTGCTACTCTAAGAGTTTGCAACTCTTTCTGAACTTTAAGATGCCTGAGAACTTCTACATGACGGCATCCTATGGTGGCAAGTGGGATCACCTAATTGATGAGGGATTCTTCACTCGCTACGCTAAAGTTTTCATGACTGAGGATGAAGCAAACTCTGCAGGGTTGGAAGTTGATCATGACGACACACACTGTTTTGGTGATAAACCGTTTGCGCTGTTAGTGCATGGAACTCAACCGAAAGGTAGTGCATGGGGCAAGGCAATCCGTGCCCGTCGTTCTACTCAACAGTTCTCAGGTTACAGTAAGAAAAAGACTGTGACGGTCTGAGAACTGGCACACTGGGGGGATCGGATCCCCCCTTCCATCCTGTAGACTTACAGAGTCAACCGCAAACGACACCATGGCAACCGCAACCGACTTTACGATCAGCGCCAGCGTTCAATCCAGCGCAATCTCCCACCTTTCTATTGTTCGCGCCGAGGGCGATTGTTACGATCTGTTGGTAACATTCACCAGTAGCGATAAAGTATACCGCTACGCTTGGGAGGATGAAGGAGAGTGTGAACGCTGGTTTGCACTTCTCTCCAACGATGAAGACAAAGCGGCAACATCTTGGGGGCAACTGTTCAACCGTGCTCTGAAGCATGGTGACATTGAACAGATCGACATGTGATCGCTAAGTAACATTTAAGGGGGCACAATCCGCCCCCTTTCTTTATACTTTTTTTGCCATTATTTTATGGCAGGGGGCGTGGCGACCTTTTTCGTCTACGGTGATACCCCCCACCTCATCTGATTGTCCCCATAGTCTACAGGCACCACCGACCCATAAACCCCCACCAGTGGACAGTTCGCAAGGTGGCACACCCCCCTGTTGCATGTGGTCGGTGGTGCCTGTATTGTGATCTCAAGTTCACCACACCACCGATGAACCTTAAGACCGCAATCCGCGCCGCCGTCCGCGCCACCCTGATTCAGAACGGTGAGCAAACATGTTCTGAGATCGTCAGGGGCATGGGAATGGATCCCAGAAAGCACAAGGGCACCGTTCACGCCATTATGGTTGAAATGGAGCGGGAGGGCATCCTAGGGGCATGGAGAACCGACAGTGGCAAGCGCGATAAGTGGTTCATCTGGGGGAACCGCATCCGTAAGCGTGATCGGTTCTTCGCTCTGTTCGCCTGATACAATACGGGGGGCACCAACCCCCCATCCTACCTACCATGAAAGCACTCCCCTTCCTTTTCTGCCTGCTCGCCTGCACCTTTGCTAAGGTCGCTATGGCAACCGTTGATCCTAGCACAGAAGCGGTAGCAGACCGCATCTGCCTCACCCGTCCTTCCGCTTGTGGTCTCAAATGAAAGCACTCGGCAAAGCAACCTCCAATCCTACCATGCTGCGCCTGATGATCGCAACCCTACTGGTGTGGTTGCTATGGGAACCGATCCGCCCCATCCGTAGTGTGACAGCAGAGGCACTGTCCACCGTCTCTGAGATGATGCGCCGCTGACCCCTTATACTGATCTCAGTTCACACCACACCACTGAATGAACTACCCCATCACAAACGCTTTCCAACTTGAAGAGGATCGGGCGTTAGATCTTCAAGAATACATTCAAGAGAATTGGGAGGATCTTCAGGAATTCTGGAATCACGAAGACTTCCCGATTGATGATAACGGATACTGCATTCAAAAGTAACATTCACGGGGGGCAACATTCCCCCCCACTCAATTACACCACACCATGCAAACATTCCTCACCGCTGAAGAATTGATCCAGTTAGTTACAACTGGAATCGTAGAATTGACTGATGATTTGATGCTCAGAATGTCAGAATCTTATGAAGATTCAGAATGGTACAATGACCCCAACAATGTTATGTCACACCACCACTACTGATGATTAAATCTTTACATTCTGAGTGGCAAACTGCTTTTGCTGAGTGGCATCTTCATCGTACTGATGAGTGTGCAGAAGTAGAAAAAACTGCACGACAAAATTATCTTTCACTCATTCGTGAAATGAGAAAAGCAAAGGTTAATTCTCGACGAGTATAATCTAGTCGAGAGCGCACACATTATCTCGTCGAGACACACATACATACATCTCGACGAGATACACACACCTAACACATCTAGATTCATGAACAATCAAATCAATTCAATTGGTTTCACAATCACTTATCAAACGCCATACAATAATTGTGAATGGCGCACACAATCTTTCACCACAAAAGAAGAGGCAGAAAGAATGATTAGATTCTATCAGTCTTGTGGAAGTCCTGCTAAGTTTGTATAAAGAATAAAGAATAGAGTGTAAGATAAAGTATAAAGAACTAACTCAGGATTAAGTGTAGTTTGTTAGTCAGTGGTGTGGTTTAGTTCTCTACACTTAGTCCTGTCTTAGTTCTTTATACAAACTGGGGTCATAACGCTACTGTTATACTGCAGATTCCGCAAGCGTTATGATGCACATGTCGCTACTGTTATGACATAGATTCCGCAAGCGTTATGGGATCGGTGCCCTTGTGCCAATTCGCAGACTGGTCAAAACCTATTGACCTGCTCTGGGAGGGTATGGGAATCTATGGGGGTAGTTCACACCACTGAACCGATGACCGCTTCCACCGCTGCTGCTGAGACCATCACCCTTGAGATCCCTGCCGACCTTGCTTGGGTTCTGAAAGGCGCTTGCGTCGATTCCGCGTCCCATTGGCACCACCTATGGCAGGATGCCGCCGATGGCAAGCGCACGGATCTGAGCGCCGATGGTGCCCGCTCCCTGTCGCGTAAGGCATGGGCGCTCTGGGAACTGCTGGACTCCCAGGGAGTCTGAACCCTATGGGGAGAGGTTGACCCCTCTCCCTCCCATGGTACAATTATCGAGTCAACAACACCACTGACGCCATGACCGACCACACCTGGACCGAGAACGCCATGCGCTGCGCCGCTGCTCGCTTGCGCGATCTTAAACCGTTTGAGCATCAGTCCTGGGCACACTATCGCCAGCAGCGGGAGCGGGAAACCCTCACCGCCCTTTATACCCTTTATTGGTCTCAGCAGTAGTTAGTTAGTGGGCGGCAGTTAGTTATACTCTGCCGCCCTAATCACGAACGATTAGAATACTTTATGCGTGCGTGTTTGACAGTTAAGCGATCCTGATGGGCGGGTCGGGGGGATGCGATATGATAAGGTTCCATAATCATAGTCTACATGCGGACCAGATCGACCTTAAGATATAATAACCTTAAAAAATAAAAAATTCCGGCAATAAAATATGATAGAATACCTTTATATAAAAAATAAAAAAATGAAAGAATATCCAGAAGGAACAATTAGAACAAATAAGAAAGGATATCAGTTTATCAAGAAAAATGGGAAATGGAATTACATAAAAAAACCAAGAGAAGATTGGAATGTCCCTATAAAAAAATCAAAAAAAGTGAAATATAATTATCCACCAATAAAAATCCCAGACAATATGAAAGAAACACAATATACTGGTTACTATGTTACTGAAGATGGTAAAGTTTATAGAAAACCAGGAAAATATGATAGAACGGGTTTTTACGGTGAAATCAACGAATATGGATTAATTTACTTAAAACCGGCATATCGAGGATCGTCAAAGAGTAAAAAGTACCAATATCAATGTGTTAATATTTCATTGTATGATGAAAAAGGAAAATTTTTAAAACAAATCAAGAGAAGTGTTCATCAATTAGTTGCAGAAACTTTTATACCAAATCCAAATAACTATACTGAGATAGATCATATAGATCGAAATAAACAAAACAATTGCAAAGATAATTTAAAGTGGACAACAAGATTTGAAAATATGAATTCATGGGAGAGAGACGGTGAATACAGGAAGAAACTGTCAGAAAATACCAGGTGGCACAAAATCTCTCATAATACTCATATATAAAAAACAAAAATAACTTTTATATTCCCCTATAATGAAAAAAAATTCCGGAGATATTTTTGAGTCCATAGAGATCGACCCAATTAGCGGACAATATTACATCACCATACCAGAACAAATTATGAATGAATTGGAATGGTACGAAGACACTCGAATTAAATTTTCAGTTGAGGGTGGTGAGGTCATTCTGACAGAGGCGGATTGACTTCTTATAGATAATGATGTATGATATGAATGTAATTACTTTTCAATTATGGCGCGTGGTTTTACAGTAAAAGCAAAGGCACCAGTTGCCTCACAAGAACAAGAATGGGACTATAATCTAGCAAGAGAAATGGTAAAGGGAAAATCCATTGTCTTTTGTCTACCTGGAAGAGGAGTTTCATACACTTATCTAA